TGTTCCCATATAGATTTAACCCAATCTTGTTCGATTTCATAATCTGTATCTTCGGTATCACTACCACCTAAATGTATATGTTTGTAGCCTGGTCTTTTTGCTTCTTTCCTCATTTCTGGTGTAGAATACCATCCATCTTGCCAATGTAATGCCATCGCTGTACCATATGCTCTTCTTACTTCGTCATCTGATATCACGCCGTCAGACGCTTGTATGATTTTGTGATAATCACCACCTGCTAATGCTAAAGCAGGAAAAGTAAATTTCTTATCCGTGCCTGGTTGTGTTATCTCCATCATAGTACCTTCAGGTAAATCTTTTGCTTCAACTTTAGTAGGTTCTTCTGCTGTTGCAATACCTGTTTTTTCTAAAGTAGATTTGTCACCCTCACTTACTGCACCTATGTCAACTATTTTCGTCATTTTTATCCTCTTCTTCAAATAATATCATAGTAATTAAACTATAAATTGCCATATCCATTAAAGTGTCTTTAATATTTTCTTCTTTAAATTTAAATTCACCCTTCTTTATAAAATTACTAATACGAGCATACTTATCACCCATACGAATAACAGAACCTTGCCAAGCAGGGATACCCGATAATTCAGATAATCTGAAATTAGCAAAGATATCTTCGTTGGCACCATAATCGTGTCGCTTCTTATCGTGCAATTGTTTAATCACATCTATAATTTCATAAAATCTTTTACTTTGCTTATTCATATTTTTCCCAATGTTAAGTGCTCAACAACCCCGCCAAAAGGCGCCCATTGTTTATGCTTATTTTGAAAGTCAGCAACTGATTGAGCCTCATCTTCAAATACCTTTTCAGCAATAATACTGCCGGTTGGGCGTTCAATAACTATCCAACGAACACCCTTACCTTTTCGTTTGCTCATTTTAGTTTCGTAATGAAACTGCTTGTCAACTTTCCTTTTAGGCATTATTCTAATGTTGTTTTTGGTTCTTCTTTAATCTCCGCTTCTGCAGGAAGATTTTCTTTTAAATAATTTGTATGATGTTCTAACAAAACTTTACAATTTTCAAATTCAATTTGTAATTGTTTCATTCTGTTTTGTTGTGTTTGTGCTTGAACGACAGCAGTTTTAATTTTGTCATCAAGTTTAGTGTCATCATAGTTTTTACCGTTTATATTTACAGTCATTTTTTACTCCTTTATATTATTTTAATTTCTGTTGCTGATTGCTTACCACGCTGTTCAGCAAGTTCGTATGATACAGCTTGTCCAACTTCTAATTGATTTATTCCCGCTGCTTCTAATGCTGAAATATGCAAAAATGCATCCTTACTTCCATCATCAGGCGTTATAAATCCGTATCCTTTTTTTGGATCAAACCATTTTATTTTACCTTGTGCCATATACTCCTTTCTAAATTTTAAAGTCAGAAAACTGACCTAATTGTTTAAATTTATTATCTGTTGATATGGAGTCCCCTTGACCACTATCAACTAAATCTTCTTGTGCTGATTGCTCAACATCATACAATCGCATTTTAGACCTATCAACCCCTACAATAAATTTTCTGTTTAGTGTTGGATCGTTATATCTATTCTTCAATTGTTTAACCATTATCTGGTTTTTTTCTTCAAGTTCTTCACTTGAAATTAAAGCAAACATAAAGTCTGCTGTTGCAGGAAGACCAAAACTTTCTGATGTATCTTCCAACCCAACATCACTACTTACAAAACCACCTCTTGTAGTTTGTGTAGCAGAAAATATTGGTATATCATATTCAACTGCAAGACCTCTTAATTCTTCTGCAATTGCTTTTATGTATGTGTATGAATTAACATTTGCACCAGCTTTAAATCTTGCACTAGCACAAATATTTAAATAATCTACAAATACAATATTTGGTTTAAATGATTTCTTTAACGCTAACTCACTTAATAAATTTTTAAAATGTCCTGTATGTGCTGACGCTGTAGGATATTCTTTAATAATTAATTGTCCTGTTGTCTTACTTTGTAATTTATTAATCTTTGTTTCATACATTTGATATGGTAGTTCTTCTAAATCACTCATACCAACATTCAATAAATTAGCGTCTATTCTTTCAGCAATTCTTTCTTCAGCCATCTCTAAAGTTATATACAAAACATTTTTATTCTGTAATAAAATAGATGAGGCAAGGTGTGTCATAAACATAGTCTTACCAACACCAGTACCTGCAAGACAAATATTCAAAGTCTTACTTGGTATACCGCCTCTAGTAATCTTGTTAAAAAAATCTAAATCTAATTCTAATCGCTCTTCCTTTTTCTTATAAAAATCGTATCGTTCTTTTGTTTCTAGTAAATAATCATGGCCAACTTTCTGGTCAAAAGAAACTGATAATGCTTGAGATAGCATTTCTGGAAGATACTCTGGAGTATGTTCTCTATCTTTCCCATCAAGTATTTGAATGCCACCAAGTATTGCATTATGTATTGCTCTATCTTTACAAAACTTTTCTGTTGTATCAACTAACCATTTTTGGTCAATTTCTTCTTTGTTTAAAGTAGCAATTATATCTGTAATCTTTTTATATTCATCTTCATTAATACTTTTATTACCATTAATCTCAATAGATAATGCTTCTTTTGATGGAAGACTATTGTACTTATGAACAAAATTAAATATTTCATTGAACAATATTTTTTCTAATCTATCAGAAAAATAATCCTCTTTGATAAAGGGTAAAACTTTTCTACAATATTCTTCGTTATGTATTAAGTTTTTAAGCGCTGTTCGTTCTATTCTTTCCATCTTCTTTCAATTTCTCATCTAATAAAACCACTAGTACATCACCAATGTGATTAATAAATTCTTGACTATCTGTATCTGCTTGAATTTTATTTTCTATGATTGTGTAATCAAACTTCATAGGCAACTTGTCGCCAACTGCTTCTGATTCAGGTGCAAATCCTACATTACCATATTTGTAAACTATACTAGCATATGGTCCACTAATTAACTTTAGACCTGTAAAATCCTCACCTGGCTTTTCGACAAAGACATAATCTTCTCGGTGCTTAGGACTGGTCGTTTTGTGAGGTTTTGGATATTTCTGTTTCAACTACATCTCCGTATTTAAATTCTTTTTTACAAGCGTCATCAATTTGTTCTAATATTTCTTTTGTAAAGTATTTTGTTGGGTCATTATTAATTGTTTTACCAAATGTTTTTGAACCATCTGGTAATTCGATTCTTGTAGAAACTTGTTTAAATATATTATGTTTCAATGCTAAATCTAATAGACCATAGTATCTATCTAAACCTTTGTCATATGTTAATCTAACATCTACTACTTTATTCTCTTTTGTTAATCTGGATTTGTAATTTTTACAATGAATAATATTGCCAATGACTTCTGTCCCATCTTTCTCTTTTCTTTTTGACAAATAGATGATAGAACTGGCCGCATATTTGAGACCAGAACCACCACCCATTTCTTTTTGAGGGAACATACTACCGACAACATCATAAGTATGGTTAGTAATTATAAGGGGAACTTTTGCTTTCCCAAGTTTTAGTGTTAATACTCTAAAGGCAGCTTTTACTATTTGTGCCCTTGTCATATCTTTTGTTTCTTTTCCTGCTTGTGTATCTTCCATTTCTTTTGTGGTCGATAACATACCTAAACTATCTAATATCAATAGTAATGGTTTTCTATCTGCTGGGTCTTGTTCAATAAACTTGTCTAATACTGTAATTGCTTGATGTCTAAATTCTTGAACAGTAGTAACTGGCATAATAACCATACGACTACTATCAATACCTCTATCTTCAATGATATCTTTTGTAACTGCTGATTCTGATTCAAAGAATATAACTCCGCCATTTGGATTTTTATCTAGGAAATTCTTACACATTCCTAATACAAAGAAAGTTTTACCTGTTGCACTTTCTCCTGCTAATGCTGTAATCTTATTTGCAGGTAATCCATTATGAATACTACCACCTAGTAATGCATTAAAGATATATGATCCTGTATCTATAAAAGAATCAACATCTCCTGTTGCTCCATCTGATACTAAACTTGCATATTCATTACCAGTTTCTTTAATTATGTCTTTCAAAAAATCACTCATTTAGTTACCTCTACTTTATATTCTTTATGGGTTTCTTTTGTTTTTCTGAAATTATCAGCATATTCTTTTTCTCTTTTTTTACC